CACAAGCCGCTATTTGTATTGATCGTGCGGCGATCATAGATCCTCGACATAAGCTATTGTGCCCGTGAACTCGGATGCGGGGCCGCCAACAACACTTACGGCTATCGTCACCGACTCTCTGGCAGTTATCGATATATCTAAATTGCTATCAGTTATCGAGGTTAAACCAGAAATTGATATTCCAGTACCTCCAGTCACTGCCGTTGCTGAAGTATCCACCTCTAAAATAGAATCGGCCTCACTCACATATTGAAACTCAGCCCCCGTAAGAGTGGCATCACTTAAAATGGCAACAAACAACGTGCGTGTCGAATCGCTGGTAATTTGAATACCCCGTATAATCGCCTTTGCAAGATTAATAACATCTGATATGGCGCTGCGCCCTCTCAGGGTGATAAGAGGCACGGGGGTGGTGCTAACCCCTGTTATTGTATGCCTAATCGATGAATCTGCATTAACTATAATATCAGGGCCTTCTCGATAAAGGCCGGAATAAGAACCTTCTGTCGTCACCGATGTTGTTGCGCCCCGATTTAGGGCGTACCAACTGTGACCAAAAGTAGGGTTCTGTATTACTAGATCCTCCGTGAAATTGTTGGCGTTAATAACGTGGACCAACGTATAGCTATTAGTCTCACTGTCGTGAATGCTGAAATATCCGATATTTGGCCCTATCTGGATTTTATAGTTGTTGATTTTATCTGGATCAAGAGCAGGGAGGGGGTCTTCGCTCCAGTCAGCTTGATTTGTCCAGTCGTCAACTGGAAGAGCCCCAGCAGCAGCCTGCGCCCATGCCGCCACAGCAGTTCCGCTTGTGAATGCAAACGCGCCAGAAACAACCTGCGCTATAAACGCCGTGGCTATAACCTGACTATCTACAGCCTCGAAAAACCAGCCCGTAACCTGGGCGGTTAATGAGTCTGAAATCTCTACGGCGTTAAATTGCGTGCTTCCAGCCGTTAGGGGTACTGTGTAGCCTGTGCCGTCAATAGTAACTGTGGCGTTTTCTGCGCCGCCTGCTGGAGTTGTTACGGTGAGCTCCTGTATTTCAATAGCGCCGCCAGTTCTAACAAGAATCCCAAACTCATCACCGTTATAGCCAAACCCGCCACCCTCATTGGTATTAATTAGACCGGCGAACTGCTCACTACCAACCTGCCCAGCAGAAAAGCGCGCACTAAAAAGATCTTTTTCACCCTGCCCGGGCCTGAATACAATTGCTTCACTGGTACTTATGGCACCAAATCCAGCCGCGTTAGTGCCTGACTCGCAATGAAACTTAGAATCAACGGCATTCGCAACGCCAGAGATGCCAGTCACAGCGGTAACGTCCTTTAATATCCCGTACTGGGCCGAGACCTGTATGACGGGCGTGCTTTGGTTGGATGCTATGTCGCCGTAGGCCGTAACTTGAAGCTCTTGATTTGGCACTATACTCATTTAGCAATCCACCTATCCAGCTCTGCCGAAAACTCTAAGTCTATACCTATCTGTATTTGCGTATTGCGCCGTCTTAGCGTCATGGTTGAATCCTCTTCAATGAGCTTGCCGTTCCCGTTGATAATAACTTGTGTGTTCTTCTGCCCAACTTTAATTGTCGCCGTATCTCTGTCGCTTGGTGCCGGATCAAGGCTAACTGTTAAATCATCCGTGCAAACAATCGTTTGGTGCCCGGTTACTGTGCCGTCTATCGTGTAATCTACTGCCGTTACTACTGTTAATCCCTGAAGATCGACAATATCAGCCTCGGCAGCTGTCATTCTTAATTCTAAATCTACGATTCTTAGTGTTAAAGCGTCAATTTCTTCGTCAATTATGGTGATAGTATCGGCAGATTCATTAACAGAAACAGCGGTTTTACTAAAAAACTCCGAGTATCTGATTGTAAACTGGCCGAATTGATCAAATATCGGCTCGCCTCTTGTGGGCGACTCAATATCACTAGCCACTGCTAGCAGTCTCAGCGTTGCCAAACAAGCCAAACACGTTAATAGGCACCGGCTCGGTAGTTTTCCATCTTAATACGCGGGTTAAGGGTATTCTGCCCAGCCTAGACCAGCGAACGCGCTTCTTATATTCGCCAACCTTGCCCATTGACTTCCTGATCTCGCTATTAAACGACCGACTGCCGTTATCGGAGTAGTCCATTCTTATTATTGGATCAGGTGTTGTCGCGTCGCCTAGGCCTGTTTGCATCACAAGCTCGATCTCATGCGAGAAGATGTCGTCGCCGTTATTAATAAAAGGCTTGGTCGTCCAAAATCTTTCGATGGTATTACCGTATTCAGTGTAAGTGTCTCGATCTATTTCACCAACAAGGCCTGACCTGTCATCACCAACTTGTATCTTGCCGTAGGCCTTAACGCCGTGAACAGCGCGCCAAGCCTGAAACCCGGTGCCGTTGGTCACTCCTGTCTGCCTTTCGTGCCACTCCGGCTTTCCAGATAGCTGTGATGTTGTCTGGTCATAGACAAAGGTGTGATCACCCACTGTAAATACGGCAAAGTAATTACCATCCTCGGCGTATGAGAAAGCCCTAGCGTTGCTTATAACCTCTTCCGAATTACCGTGGATAAGCTGATCAATTGATTGAGTTGATATTTTTTCAAGGCTAGAACCGAGCGCGCGATAAATGCCGGGCTTCTCATTCATGCCGCCACCCATAAACAAAAACGAGTTATCAAAAGATATTACCGTGTTTCTAGCGGCGCAGCCTTTAGGAATCAGAGCGCCAGGAATTACCTGAAACGGGAAGCCTTCAGTAACAATATTGCGATAAACCTGCGTAGTCGTATCGCCAAGAATGTACAGCTGATTGTGATCATTGAAAGCCTTAACAATTAAGTCGGGGTTTATTTCAGCATCCGCAAAGTCTAAGGCATTGAAATCTTTGCCATCATTAATTGTCTTAGCTGAAGATGAGAACCAGATTAAATCAGTTGTATAGACGTAGTAGCCGCCCTTGAACTCGACGCTAGTGGCCTGCCCAAAGCTTAGGAATGCCGCGCTATTACTTAGTTCTAAAACACCAGTAGCCGGCGTGAAGAAATAGCTATTGCCTGTAGGGTCAACAATTGCGATGTTAATCCCATTGGATGCCATGGATACATCAGACGACCCGGATACAACCCCGTGATCTGTCTCATTGCCAAGATGATCAAAAGAATATAGCGTAGCGCCGATAACTCGATAAGGTGTTCCGTCACTGAAGACAAGAACGCCTCGACTGGTTCCAAATAGCGTGCTATTCAGGGGGACAATGCCGGGAGTATGAAATAATGCCCTAGCCGTGACTGCTGAAGACTGAGGTATTACCGGGTAAACGTTAACCGCCCGCTTCTCAAGATACGGCCCTGACTGGCTGACATAAAAGCCGTCGGCAAAATCTAATTCAACCCTGGCCATATTAGTGACCTATCCAAGGCTGCATAGACATAGAATCAGGCTCGTGATCAAAGCCCAAAGAACCTTCAAGCAACTGCTGCGCCTTTAGCTCAATTCTATCTAGTCGATCTTGTGGTAGCCGGTATTCAGCACCAATATCAGCAGCGAGATTATATTTAAGCGTCCTAAACCACTCAGCCGGAAAGTCGGGGTTCTCAGAAGTATCAAGCGTGATCTCTATAGGACGCTCATAGGTAAACTTTGCAACCTGATCGGCGTCATTGGCTGTCTGCCAGATATAAATCCTACCGTCGGTTAATTGCGGCGAGTAATACCAGTTGTTAATTGTACCCTGCGACGTTTTATCCGGTTGCGCGAAGTACTCCTCCCTTGACCACTGTTCGGCTTCGATTTCTTCATCAGTAGAGTTTAATTTATCCCTGCGCAGCTGTAGCAATCTTACCGGGCGATCCAATATATCGGTATAGGAAAATACAGAGTTATCGATAGCCGCCGCGCCGGTTAGGCCTGGTGCCGGAATAACAACAGAGAGGCCGTCTGGAATAGATTCAATTGTTGTCCATTGCCTGGTGCCATCATCAAGGAGAATGCCAATGGTGTCGCCAGCAGTCATGCCGGTAGAGGAGTCGATATTAATAGTGGTGTCAGTTGCAACGCCAGCAACCGATAAGGCCGAGGTAATTAAGTCATCTGCATTGGTGGCTTCATCGCCGGTCGGGCCTAATAGATAATCAGTCTTGCCAACATCGAGGAATAGAATGCCCTCGGTCTTTGTCCACAAGTGAAGGCCTTGGTTCTGCCAGCCTTTAATCATGTAATTAAGAGCCTGCAAGGTATCTTGTGTATCACTAGCATCAACGGATTGATTGGCGTCTATCTCGCCAATTAGCCTCAGTGCCGCCTCTACAATATCTTGTGCTGTTGCAGTTAATACGGCAGTCATATCATGTCGCTCGGGCTAAGTGGTGGATCTAATAAGGGGGGATCTGCGGCTTCAACTCTTGTTCCGTCGGTTACTGCTATTCTTTCCGTCCTGCCGCGAATAAGAAGCTGTGGGTGCTTCTCTTCAAATTCTGTAACTCGGTCAACTAATTGACCCTTCCAGTTATAAACCATCTCCGATCGTTTAAATTCTTGACCGGAGATGTCAGAGATAACATTGTGAGTGCCACGTACAAAGCGATTCTTCATAAGTAACCCTCACAAACTCAGTTATGCTGCTTCTTTAGCCCAAATACCTCGGGCCGCTACTACTTGCCATGCAACAACACCATCAAGACTGGCTAGGGTGACAAAATCGCCACGCTTAGCGGTAGCTTTGGTATTGATCAGATCCTTATCGTCGGTTGAACTACCGGCGTAGGTGATACCATCCAAAGCAGCGGGGCTAATAGTCAATTCAGCCGTGCCGTCTGCAGCGTTGTTAACGAAAGTAATAGTGTTACCAATAGCAATGCTAGGCAGGGTAAATACAACACCATCCGTCTCGCTGGTAAAGGTCTTACCGGAGTCTGTAGTGATGATCACCGTATAGTTTGCGGTCTTCTCAACTGCGTTAGAGTCAACCAGAAACGAACTTAAGCCATTCGGGAACTTTGTTAATCGTGCCATTTCAAATCTCCAGTGCGCCTCACGGATTCCAACCGCAACTTAACCAGCAGGGACGCATCATAGGGTTTAAGCGCCAGAACTACCAAAGGCACCGCGAGCATCAGACCAACCGAACACATAACGCTCATCAGCCTTAAAGCGCGCATTACCTGAAGTAAAGGCGTTATCCTGGCCAAAGCGTACAGCACGACGTGAGAAATACTTAAGCCCTTGTGGGGCATCAGTAGTCAAGAACCATGCGTCAGCATCAGTCAAGAAAGGGTTAGTCATAAAGCCATCACGAACAGAGTTCATGTCACGCACTGCGTTAGTGGCGTTGTTGCCGGTATCATTCTGCAAAACAGAGCCTAAGATACGCTGAGCCTCAAAACCATTAGCAGGTGCAACAATCAAGCGCTGAGCCTGAAGAGCCGCCTGTTGACCGCGAGCATCGGTGATAGTCTGAACTTGGATAAGCATATCTTCCAAGGCAGTCTCTGATAAATCAGCATCGATAGCTAAGCGGTTTGAGTAAGTGCCACCAGAAGGGCCGTTAGGGTGAGCCGTTGAAAACAACGCCACGCCGTCACCGTCCGTCATCAATGAGCCAGCATCAAAGCCATTGTTATAAATGGCAGCGCCTTCGATCTCTTTCGTAAGATTCATACTACGAGCAAGAGCGCGAGCACCGTCATTTAATTGACCATAAAGCTCATCTTCCAATGCTTCCTCGGTTACGATGTAACCCTTGGCAAAGGTGGTGTGTTGATATTTAGGGGTAAAGCCCTGCTGGCGAGAATCGAAAGTAATATCATCGCCTTCATTTTTGCTTGTCGCCCGAGTAAAACCTTCCAATTGAACATCGACTTCGAAATTCTTGGACGATTGATGAATTGAAAACATCTTGTCCCATTTCGTGTCGTGCTCTTTTAGAGAGTCGCCGAAGACCTTGTTTACGCCGTCTTGTAATAGCCGGGGTAATGAGCCTGTGCTAATTGTTCCAGAAGCCATGATTTATACTCCGGTTGCGCCAGGCGCCACAGTAGTTGCATTAAGACGCACAAGGGCGACGTTACCCAATACACCGTCCGAATCTTCTAAAAGACCAACAATGTGTAAAGGAAGTGTGGAAGTAGTTGCCGCGCCGGTAGCGTTAGCCGTCATAACAGACGGAAATAAACCACCAGAAGCAGTAGCTTCAGTGACAACAGCAGGACAATTTAGACCGACCTCAGTAATTAAAAGCGGGCCATTAGCAACATCAACTTCGTAGACGGCGTTAGGGTCAACATTAACCTTAAGCGTGCCTAGAGTGGATGCGGCGTGATGAGTTGAGGAAAGAGCCTCACCAGAGATAGTCGGGTCAACCGACATAACAACACCTGTAGATGCTGTACTAGTGGGGGCGATTGATACATCTGCGACACCTTGAGCGTTAGCACTACCGGCGATCCGTACAAGATCACCCGGAACAATTACTTCAGCTGTAGCTGCTAAGACTGAAAACGTCTTTTGCTTGCCGGTCACATCTCCTTGGGAGTCTGTGTTGGCTAGTTTAAATCCACCTGGCATGGTAGACCTCCATAAGTTAATTAAAAAAACAAAAGGGAGTTACCCCGTTAATTTTCTCTATCAACTTACGGTCGGTCTAACCGCTTGACGAGTTTATGCTTGGTGGCTATCGCTAGAATGATGCCGTATTGCGCTATTACCGCCTTCAGCACGCCCTTTTTCATCAGGTGCGTACTCGTTGGCCCCAATTTGCGCCTCTTGCTCTAGTGTAGCAGCAACCCGCTTGCGTTTCAAAGAGTTGTCCTCATCACGGTATTCTTGACGTAAACGCATCAAATACATGGTATAAGGGCCGCTCTGGCGTGTGAAGTTATTACCCTGCTCATCAACGACATGCTCATAGTAAGCAG